ACCTACCTCTGGCACCCCGCCGCCAGCGGCGCCCTGTCGCCCCTGCGCACCGTCACCGGCGGCACCTTCGACATCAACCCGGCCACGGCCCTCGCCACCCAACTGACCAACCTGGACCCGATCACCGAGAGCTTCGGCATCTCCGGCATTGTGTTCGCGCGTCTCGCCGTCACCCTCACCGCCGGCACCAGCCTGATCCTCTCCGGCATGGACTGGCACGGCCAGGTTGACGGCCTGGGCAGCCAAGAGGAGTTTGCAAAACATGGCTAAAAAGCCCACCAGCGCGCACCCCCTGGCCCGCCCCGTCGCCACCCGCGCCCGCTCGGCCGACGGCTGGGCCATGGCGGACTGGCTGCCCAACCCGGACCCGGTCCTCAAAAACCTCGGCATCGACATCGCCACCTACCGCGACATGCGCGCCGACGCCTTCGTCGGCGGCTGCATCCGCCGCCGTCGCGCCGCCGTCAAGGGCCTGGAACAGAATCTCGACCGCGGCCAGGCGCCTGCCCGCGTCGCCCGCGCCATCGAGGGCATCCTCGCCGACCTGCAAGCCACCACCGACCCCGACGAGCCCGGCGCCCAGGCCGGCCTGCCCGCCCTCATCACCGAGGCCCTGGACGGCGCCCTCTACGGCTACCAGCCGTTTGAAGTCACCTGGGCGCGGGTCGGCGCCCTCATCGTGCCCCAGGTCATCCAGGGCAAACCGCCCGAATGGTTCGCCTTCGACGCCGACAACCAGCTCCGCTTCAAGGCCCGCGACGCCGGCCTGGCCGGCGAACGCCTGCCCGCGCGCAAGTTCCTCCTCGCCCGCCAGGATCCCAGCTACCTCAACCCCTACGGCCTCGCCGACCTGTCCCTGTGCTTCTGGCCCTACACCTTCCGCAAGGCCGCCCGGTTCTGGGTGGCCTGGCTGGAACGCTACGGTGGCGACTTCCTCATTGGCAAGCTGCCGCGCTCCGCCTCGCCCCAGGAATACGACGACTTAACCGCCAGCCTGGAGGCCATGATTCAGGACTCCGTCGCCGCCATCCCCGACGACGGCAGCGTCGAGGTACTGGCCAGCGCCAACAAGGGCGGCTCCTCCGACGCCCACGAGCGCTTCCTCACCTACTGGCGCGGCGAGATCGCCATCGCCCTCCTCGGCACCAACCAAAGCACCGAACACACCAGCACCCTCGCCAGCGCCACCGCCGCCCTCGACGTGGCCGACGACCTGCGCGACGCCGACGCCCGCATGGTGGAAAGCGTCGTCAACCAGCTCATCCGCTGGACCTGCGCCATCAACTGGCCCAGCGTCGCCCCGCCCGTCTGGCAACTGCTGGAGCAGGAGGAAATCGACACCGACCGCCCCACCCGCGACAAAATCCTGGTGGAGGCCGGCGCCAAGCTCACCCGCGCCTACTGGCTGCGCACCTACGACCTCGAAGAGGACGACCTGGCGCCCGAGGCGGAGCTGGACCCCGCCGCCCCCGCCCCCGCTGCGCCCGGCCAGCCGCCCGCCCCCGACCAGGAAGCCCCCGATGACGACCCCACCCCGGCCCCCGCCCTTGCCGATCCAGCCCCCCCCGTCATCGACGGCCAGGACATCATCGACGCCGAACTGGCGCGCGACACCCGCGCCGCCCAGCAGCTCGCCATGGAACGCCTCCTCGCCCCCATCCTCACCGCCCTTGCCGACGGCCTGACCCCCGAGGAGATCATGGCCCACATGGATGACTGGTATGGCCAACTCGACGACAGCCTGCTCCAGGAGCTGCTGGAGCGCGGCCTCGCCGCCGCCGACGCCATCGGCCGCCTCGAAGCCCAGGCGGAGGCCCGGGTATGACCACCCCAACCCCGCCCCTCGCCGACCACGAGCGCACCCCCTGCGAGATCTGGTCGCGCGTCATGGGCTACCACCGCCCCGTCTCCTCCTGGAACATCGGCAAGCAACAGGAACACCGCGACCGCCTATTCTTCCGCGAGCCCGCCGCCCCGCCCCCCGCCGCGGGCGAGCAGCCCCCCCGCCGTACGGGCGGGTTTGAAACCCGCCCCTACCCCTGGCCTGCCGATCCGGCCGATGACTAACCGCCTGATGGCGGCTGAAGCCGCCCCTACCGCCTGTCCCGATCCCGCCGCCCGCTCCCCCTGGACCGGCGGGCCGCGCGACGGCAAGGCGCCGTGCCAGGGCTGCCGCCATCTGTTCGTGCGCTACGGTTCCGACAGCTCCAACAGCCCCCGCCCCGTCTGCGGCCAGGGCGTGGAGTACGGCCAACCCGGCTGCGTGCGCGCCCCCCGCCCGGAGTATCGGCATGGCTAGCCCCCTCGCCGCCCTCTTCAAGCTGCGCCCCGACCGCGCGGCGGATTACCTGCTGGCCAAGGGCCTGCGCCTCACCGGCCCCTATTGGGAGCTGGACGGCCCCGCCCATAGCCACCTGTTCACCGTCGCCAACCTGGCCAAGCTCGACGTGCTGGCCGACATCAAGGGCGCCGTGCAGCAGGCCCTCGACAGCGGCGAGACCGAGCGCTGGTTTAAGGAACGCCTGGTCGGCGTCCTGCAACAGAAAGGCTGGTGGGGCCCGAGCGTCAGCGTCGACCCCGACACCCTGGAGGCCAAGATTCTCCAGCAGGGCAGCCTGCGCCGCCTGCAAACCATCTACCGCACCAACCTCCAGACCGCCTACATGGCCGGCCGCCACCGCCAGGCCCTGGAACAGATCGACCGCGCCCCCTGGGCCCAATACCTCGCCATCCGCGACCAGCGCTCCCGCCCCGCCCACGCCGCCCTGCATGGCCAGGTCTTCCGTATCGACTCGCCCGCCTGGTCCGTCATCGCCCCCAGCAACGGCTACAACTCGGTGCTGCCTTGGCAGCGCGTTTCTGGGCGTACCTTCGTTGGGTTAAAAGCCTGGTATACGGGTCCAGCGGTTGAAGTAGTCGGGAAGTCTGGTAGCAGGCTTTCCGTCACGGCGCAACACCCCGTATTGACCGTTTCCGGCTGGGTCGCCGCCGGAGACCTGCGTCAGGGAGACCAGCTTGTTGCCTATCGCGCCGACGGCGGTGGGGGCGCCGTGCCGGCTGACCTGGATAAAAACGACTTGCCACCCACGGTCGAAGAGGTATTCAAGTCGCTCAGCCTTGGCGGACGTTGCTCCATGCCACGCGCCGCGGTGAATCTCTACGGCGACGCGGTATTTCTCCAAGGCGATGTCGATGTTGTAACTTCCGACCGCCAACTGCTGCGTCACTTCGACGCCGTTCGCCACGAGTTCCTGGAAAAAATCAGCCTCCATGGCGCCGACCAGGCAGAGATTCATTTGCCTAGCGATGGCGCGCTGGTTCAGGTGCTCGGCGGTCAGTGTGACGGCAGCGCTAGCCTTGGCCGCCCACGATCTTTGGGCGTCAGGGCCGAACCGATTTACGATTGTCAAGTTCCTGTCGATGGAGACGCCGGACTCTCGCAGCTGGCGGGCGATGCGCTTGGAGCATGCGCCGAATCGCCGAGCGATCTCCTTGACCCCGATGCCGGACTGGTACAGGGTAACCGCCTCCGGTGGCAGGCTGCGTTTGAGATGAGTCATATCCCGCGCGGCGAGCTTGGGTCCGGCCAATTTGTGGGCTTCCGCCATGGTGCGCTTGGGCACTCCCCGCTGGCGGATGTGTTTATCGGCGGTCTTGATGTTAACCCCAGCGCGCATCGCGACATCATGGAGACTCAGGCCGGACTGATAGAGTTCGACGAGGTTGTCGATCTGCGAAGATTCGAGTACGCGGGCCATGTTTATGATCTCGAAACGGCAACAGGCTGCATTATAGCGTTTGGCGGCATTAAGACAAACCACCCCATAATCAGCAACTGCCGCTGCCGCGCCCGCTACCTCTCCGACCGCGAACTCGCCAACCGGGGCCTCAAGCCCGCCGAGGATGTGCGCATCCTCGAACGCGAGCCCCCCGGCAACCGCCCCGTCGACCCCCTCACCGGCGAAACCCCCGCCCGCTGGCTCCAGCGCGGCGTCTCCATCCCCGACCCCCTCAAGCCCGGCGAACGCCTGACCCTGTGGGCCGATCCTAATTGGGACCACATCCCCGGCAGCAACGGCGCCGAGCGCCTGCTGGTCGACCAGGTCATGGCCAAGGCCACCCTCCTGAGCAACGGCATCAAGGAAGCGGTCCAGGCGGAGCTTAGGCGGAACGGCGCCGGCGTGGCGGGCGTTCGCGCTTTAACCGATTCCCTGCGCCAGTTTGCGATTGGGTCGAAAGGCACCCTTAGCGAACGTATTGCCATTTTAGACGCAAAAACAGGCGATTTACTGGCCGACTACGCACAGGAGCTGGAGCTTGACGCTAGCGGAGACATGAGCACATGGGCTCACAAGCTTAAGCAGGGATCTGGCTTTTCCAATGCCGATATGTTCGACGCTGACGGGAACATGCGCGCAAACAACAGCGTGCTGCACATGCACACCCACCCGGTGGACCATACTTTCAGCGACGGTGACTGGCGCGTGTTTACCAGAGACACCATCGACGAGATGCGGGTGGTCACCCCCGCCGCGGAGTACCGGCTTAAAAAAACCCCGTCATTTAACGACCTTCCGTGGCAATCTAGGACGCCGAAGGCTATCGACGACGAATATCAGAAGATCATCGACGGCATTTTTGACGAAAACCCGGAAGCAACGATAAATTCCATGATCGAGGAGGCAAGCAGGCGCCTGGCCTTGCGCCTTGGCCTCGATTATCAAAAAATCCTTTTTTAGCCGCCGGGTGGCGGTGACTCGGCAGGGATAACAGAGGCAGAAGACCAAATGACAACCCCCCCCCATCCTGACGACGCCTACCGCGCCGACGCGGACGCCTGGTTCGCCCTGCTGGACGGCCTGACGCCTGGCGACGAGGAGCTATTCCTGGCCAGGCTGGCCCAGCGCACCGGCAAGGATGTGGCGGACGTGCGCGCGCAATGGCGCGGGATGGCACGGGATGGATCGGCAACCGGATCTATGCGCCGGGTGCAAGCCTTTTTCCGGCCCCGGACATCACCGCCCCCCGCTCCCGCCGCCTAGCCATGCCCACCCCCTCCTTCAGCATCACCATTGACGACGCCGCCGTGCAGGCCGCCCTGGCCCGCCTGGCATCCCGCCTGGGCAACCTGACGCCCATCATGCAGGACATCGGCCGCGCCCTCGGCAACCTCACCGAGGACGCCTTTCAGGCCGAAGGCCCCGGCTGGCCCCAGCTCTCGCCGGTCACCGTCGCCCGCCGCGGCAGCGCCCACCCCATCCTGCAAGACTCCGGCGGCCTGGCCGCCAGCGTCACCCATGGCGGCGACGCCA